ATGCGGAAGCATTGGCCGAGTTTGACAATATCCAAGGCGTGATGCGCGATGAGCGGTTGCAGTGCCTAGAGGATCGCCGCTTCTACTCAATCGCTGGCGCGCAGTGGGAGGGCAACCTCTATGAGCAATATCTGAACAAGCCCAAATTTGAGGTGAACAAGGTCCACCTGGCCGTGATGCGGATCATCAACGAATACCGCAACAACCGCATCACGGTGGACTTCGTCAGCAAGGACGGCACAGCGGACGACAAGCTGGCCGATGTTTGCGATGGGCTGTTCCGGGCCGACGAGCAGGACAGCGGATCAAACGAGGCATATGACAACGCATTTGAGGAAGCTGTCGGTGGCGGCTTCGGTGCGTTCCGCCTGCGGTCTGTCTATGAGGACGAATACGACGAAGAGAACGAAAAGCAGCGCATTCGCATCGAGCCGATCTATGATGCCGACACGACGGTGTTCTTTGATCTGGACGCCAAGCGCCAAGACAAGGCCGACGCGCGCCTGTGCTATGTGCTGGCCGCAATGACCCGTGACGCATACCGGGCCGCATGGGATGACGACCCGACCACCTGGCCGAAGGGCATCGAGCAGTGTGCCTTTGATTGGGCCACGCCTGATGTCGTTTATGTGGCCGAGGTCTACCGCGTTGAAGAGGCTTCAGAAACCATCCGCATCTTCCAGACCATCGACGGGCAGGAGGAGAAGTATTTCGAAAAGGACTTCGAGGACGACGAAGATCTGGAGATGATGCTGGAGGCTGTCGGCACCAAAGAGGTCCGTCAGCGCCGCGTCAAGCGCCGCAAGGTGCGCAAGTACATCATGAGCGGCGGCAGGGTACTGGAAGACAGCGGATACATCGCTGGCGACCAGATCCCGATTGTTCCGGTCTATGGCAAACGCTGGTTCGTTGACAACATCGAGCGGTGCATGGGCCACGTCCGTCTGGCCAAGGATGCGCAGCGGCTGAAGAACATGCAGCTTTCGAAGCTGGGCGAAATCAGCGCGCTTTCGACTGTTGAGAAACCCATCTTTACGCCTGAGCAAGTTGCCGGTCACGAAATGATGTGGTCCGAGGATAACCTCAGAAACTATCCCTACCTGCTGCTGAACACCGTGACCGATGCCAACGGCGGCGAGGTTCTGTCTGGCCCAGTCGGCTACACCAAGCCGCCGCAGATCCCGCCTGCATTGGCTGGGCTGTTGCAGATCACCGAGCAGGACATGAGCGACCTGCTGGGCAAGCCCGACGCTGCCGATGAGGTGGTTGCCAACGTCAGCGGCAAGGCGGTTGAACTGGTCCAGCAGCGCCTCGACATGCAGACATTCATCTACATGTCGAATATGTCCAAGGCGATCAAGCGCGGCGGCGAAATCTGGCTTTCGATGGCGCGTGACATTCTTGTGGAGCCTGGCCGCAAGATGAAGGCTGTCGGCGCCGGTGGTGAGTTGTCCAGCATTGAAATGGGCAAGCCGATCCTGAACGTCGAGACCGGCGAAGTGGAATATGAGAACGATCTGAGCAACGCCAAGTTTGACGTGGCTGTTGATGTTGGCCCTGCATCGGCAAGCAAGCGCAGTGCCACCGTCCGCGCGCTGTTGGGCATGATCCAGCTTTCGCCTGATCCAGAAACGCAGCAAGTGCTGACCTCGATGGCCATGATGAACATGGATGGCGAGGGCATCGGCGAGGTGCGCGGCTATTTCCGCAACAAGCTGATCAAGATGGGCGTCATTCAGCCGACCGAGCAAGAGGGCGAAAAGCTTCTGGCAGAAATGCAGGCCGCGCAGCAGCCAGACCCGCAGGCGCAATATCTGCAAGCTGCCGCTATGGAAGCGCAGGCGAAGGCAGGCCAAGCGCAAGCCAACACAGAATACACCTTGGCGCGTGCGGAAGAGACCCGCGCCAAGACCGTGGAGGTGCTTGCTGGCATCCAGCAAAAAGAACGCACCAACGTAGTGGAAACAGCGAAGGCTCTGCAAGAGACCGTCGCCACCGGAATGCGGCAACCGCCCAGCCGCACAATGTAATGGGTGAGAAAATCGCGAGGATCGCATGACTGAATTGGCAGAACAGATCGAAGATGACTTTGAAGATGAGGCTGAAGAAATCAATGCCGACATGGCCGAGATGGCTGACGGCAATGATGACGAAGCCGAAGAAGTTGTAATTTCGATTAACGGGGAAGCGCCAGCCCCGGAGGAAGATGAGGAAGCCCGCGCCCCTGATTGGGTCCGGGATCTTCGCAAGAACTATCGTGAGGAGAAACGTCGATCCAAGGAATTGGAGCAGCGGCTCGCACAAGTCGAACAGCGGAACACCCAAGCGGTCGCGCCACTTGGGCAAAAGCCAACGCTTGAAAAGGCCGACTACGACACCGACCGATATGAGAAGGATCTTACTGCATGGTATGAGAAGAAGCGCCAGCATGACGAGCGTGAGGCTACCGTAAAGTCTGAACACCAAGCCGTTCAGAAAGAGTGGGAGCGCAAGCTGGAAAGCTATCAGGGGGCGAAGGCTGGCCTGAAGGTGCGTGACTTCGAGTTTGCCGAGGATGTCGTCCAAGACAATCTCAGCGTCATGCAGCAGGGCATGATTGTGCAAGGTGCCGACAACCCGGCCCTTGTCGTTTATGCTTTGGGCAAGAACCCGAAAAAGGCGAAGGAAATCGCTTCCATTACAGATCCCGTGAAGTTCGCCTTTGCGGTTGCGAAATTGGAGACGCAGTTGAAGGTATCTAACCGCAAGGCTCAATCGTCACCCGAGCGCAAGATCAGCGGCACCGCCCGCCCATCTGGCGCGGTTGACAGCACCCTAGACCGCCTGCGGTCTGAAGCAGAAAAGACTGGCGACTATTCCAAAGTTTTCCAGTATAAGAAGCAGAAGGCCAAGGGCTAAACCCCCATATGAAGGACCACGGAAATGGCTAACGCTTTTTCAAAAGAAGAACGAGTTGCCTTTGAGAACATCCTCGAAGGCTTCAACGATGCGCTGGTGATGTCGCGCAACGTGTCGGTGTACAACACCGATGGGTCGATGATGGAACGCACGAACGACGTGATCTGGCGTCCGCAGCCCTACATTGCGACCTCGATCAACGGCGCACCTCGCACCGACATCTCGGCCCAGTTCATCGACTTCACGCAGCTTGCTGTTCCGGCAACGCTCGGCTTCAACAAGACGGTGCCGTTTGCTCTGGACGCTCTGGAACTGCGTGACCAGCTTCAGGAAGGACGCCTTGGCGATTCCGCGAAGCAGAAGCTGGCTTCGGACATCAACGTGGCCATCATGAACGTGGCCGCTGCCCAGTCCACGATGGTCGTGACCCGCTCCGGTTCGGCTGGCGGTTACTCTGACGTTGCTGAATGCGATGCCGTGTTCAACGAGCAGGGCGTGCAGATGTTTGACCGTTATCTGGCGCTGTCGTCGCGCTCGTATAACGGCATGGCGTCTGATCTTGCTGGCCGCCAGACCATGACGGGCAAGCCGACCACCGCGTATGAGCGGTCGTTTGTCGGTGAAGTCGCTGGCTTCCAGACGTACAAGATGGACTATGCTAACCGCATCCTGGGGAACACGACCCCGGTCGGTGACATCACCATCAACGGCGCCAACCAGTATTACACCCCGCGTGCGACCTCGACCGCAGGCACGGGTGAGACCAACAACGTGGACAACCGTTACCAGTCGCTCAACGTCACCCTGGCAGCCGGTGCTGTCGTGCGTGTCGGCGATTGCTTCCGGTTGGCAAGCGTGAACGCGGTGCATCACATCACCAAGGGCGACACTGGCCAGGCCAAGACGTTCCGCGTGATCTCGATCACCTCGGGCGGCGGCACTGCAGGCAACAACACCATCGTCATCTCCCCGCCGATCATCTCGGCGCAGGGCGCGACCGATGCTGAACTGCAGTACAAGAACGTCACGGCAACCCCGGCCAACGGTTCGACCGTCACGATCCTGAACGTGGACGCTGCCGACATCAACTGCTTCTGGCAGAAAGACGCTCTGGAAATCTTGCCGGGCCGTTATGCAATTCCCGCCAATGCTGGCGTGGACATCATGCGCGGCACGACCGACCAGGGCATCGAACTGGTGATGCAGAAGTTCTACGACATCAACACCGCCATCACGAAGTATCGCATGGATACATTCTTCGGCGTTGTGAACAAGCAGCCCGAGATGTCGGGCATCTTGCTGTTCAATCAGGTTCCGTGATCTGATAGCATCGGGGGCGGGGAAACTCGCCCCCTTTCACCTTTGACAATGGGATAGTGCCATGCCGCTGACAAAAGGTTACAGCCGCAAGTCCATCGGAGAGAATATCAAGATGGAAGAGAAGTCTGGGAAGCCGCGCAAGCAGGCTATTGCCATCGCGATGAACACGGCACGCACCGCTGCCATGAAGGCAGGCAAGCCGTCGAAGGCACCGAAAGGCAAGAAGACATGACGACCATGCTTTACAAGTCTCCCGGCAAGGTCAAGCGCAGCGCAAGCGAGACGTTTGACACCTGCATCGTGGAAGACAACGAGATTGAAGCCACCATCGAGGCGGGATGGCATTACACCGTGCGCGAGGCTATCGCTGCCTCCAGTTGCCCTTCACCCGAGGCCAAGCCAAAGCGTGGCCGCCCGCGCAAATCTGAGGCTCTGTGATGGCATACACCAAGCGCGACATCGTGAACCGGGCGTTTGAAGAGATTGGCCTTGCGGGCTATGTCTATGATCTGGCCCCGCAGCAGCTTGAGGGCGCTTTGCAGCGTCTTGATGCTATGATGGCGACGTGGAACGGCAAGGGCATCCGCCTGCGCTATCCTTTGCCATCCTCAACGGCAGC